ACCATAGATAAAGTTACCAAGTGCAAATAAAGCATCTATTAAAAGACCTACTGGTGGTGCACCATACGCCGCGGTTCTTACTGTAGCTTCAGCTGTTCCTTGTGCTACTTTCTTTTCAGCAGCTTTTGTAGCCTTTTCCATAAGCATTTTAAATACTTTACTTAGTCCGCCTTTAGCTTCTTTACCGAATAACTTCTTACCGAATGATGAAGCTCCAAATTCTGCAATCTCTTTTAAGATTTGAGAAGATATAGCTTTAAATCCTTTCTTAGCACCTTTGACTGCAAGTTGAGTAATACCAACTTTAGCACCAAGTTTTAATCCTAAGTGTGTCCAAGAAGAATAAGCCATGTTTCTTTCTCTATCTCTATTTAAAGAACCAGTGACACCAGTCTTTTCAAGAATTTGGTCTTTCCATTCAACTAAATCTCCAAAAGCTCCATAACCAAATGCGGGTCTATCTCTTGAAGGTTTATCTTTGAAATCTTCTTCTTTATTATCTTTAACTCCCAAAAATTCAAATAGTTTATCCTTCAGTCCACTAAGAACATCGAATAATTTACCTAATATGCCACTTTTCCATAAACCGAAACCTAAAGCTCCTATTCCTAGTAGTTTTTCCCACCAAGAAGTTTCTTTCTTTTCTTCAGCTGGTTTACCTTCACCATCAACATAAGCGATTGCTTGTTGAGCTTCAGCGTCTTGCTTTTTGTCAATCTTAGCATACTCTTCTCCAGATTTCATATTAGGAGACTTTCTTCTTCCAGTCATTCTCTCCCAAGCACTTCTACCTGACCTTATAGCCTTTTGTATAACACCAGCACCCGGACCTAATTTCTTTTCTAAAGATTCAGTGTATTCTAAATCTACCGCACCAACAGCTTTAACAACTTCAACAACTCTTACGCTATCTAGTGTACCACCAACAACAAAGACTTCTTGAAGTGCTGCTTTACGCTTCATTCCAAATAAACCTAGAATAGACCTACCTACAAATCCAGCTAAATCAACAGCCTTTGTTATAAGCCAACCTATACCTTTTCCTATAGTCTCTACCGTCCACTTAATAGTAGAACCAATAGCTTCTACTCCCCATTTAATGAAGTGTCCTACACCTTTTACAGCTGTCCATATAGCTTGACCTACACCAGTCATAATATCTTTTAAATGAGTTATAGTATATACTACACTATCAAATAGACCTTTAACTGCCATTCTAAATACTGTACCAACACCTTTTACAAATCCTACAGCTATATCTTTAAAGAAACCTACAACATTTTTAAATGCTCCATAGAATCCTTTAATCATATTAAGTCCAAGGTTTAGCATTGGTTTTACTATCTTAGACCAACCTTGTTTGAATATCCATTTAGGGAAATTCCATAAGAATAGTTTAAATGCTCCAAATGTTTTCTTAGTAGCGTCCCATATAGGTTGTAAGAATTTAGTATATAAGAAAGACATTATTTTACCCGGCAAAGCTTTAGCTCTTCTCCATTGTCTTTTAAACCAGTTTCCTAGTTTTGAGAAGTGTCTATTCTTTATATCCTTATCTCCAAATCCCGGTATATCTCCATGAACTTTTACAAGTATTCTTTTGATATACTCAGCATTATATGCAAGAGATGAAGTTTGAAGCTCTATCGTTTCTTTAAGTCTTATAGCATCTTCTTGGTACTTCTTCTTCCAATCCTTAAGCATTATGTATAAGTCTGACTTTTTACCAGTCATATACTCAGCCGCTTTCTTTTTAGAAGTCGCTCCTAGAAGTTTTTCCTTTGCAGAAGTTGCAGCTCCTACAACTCTGTCTTTTGCAGAATTGTATAAACCTTTTATTTTAGATATAAGACCGGGTTTAACTTTAGAACCATCAGCTTCTAATATCTCATCAGCATCTCCCGCATCAGACGCTTTAGCATTTGCTACATTTCCTTTTGCTTTATTTATTAAATCTTTTACTGTTCCTACTATACCATTCATATGAGCTTCTTTAGCTTCGTTTACCATCTTTTGTGGGTCTATTACTTCTGCTTCTTTAGTTATAGGAACACTTGGTGCACCAGTTGCAACTTGAGATGAAGTATCAGCTTTTCTATATAGATAAACTGCTCTTCTTGCTTTTGCTTCAAGTAAATCTACAGATACAACCATATTCTTTCTTCTTGCTGGGTCAGAATAATATGCCATTCCACCTTCAATTCTTCTTACCACTAAGTAGTGAAGATTGTCAGTTTCAAAATCATCAACTTCGACTATCATTATAGTATCTTTCTTCAAGATTTTCTTCATAGTCTCAGCTTTAGGATTCTTCATGTATCTTGCACCTATACCGAACTTACGACAAACTTCAAGCATAAATTCAGGCGATACACCATCTCTTGAACCTACCCAACCAAATGACCTTTTTGCGAGCATTGCAGGTTCTACCTTAGTATCAAGTACAGCAGATATTGCTTGAGCAAGAGCGGCAAGTCCACATAGAGTTGAGTTACCCATAAATGCACCGAATATCTTAGAAGTTATTTTATTTTGATTAAAATAATACTTAGTAGCTGTATCCCAGATACCTTGTCCTGATTTTCCTTCTTTATCTTTTTCATCTTCTTCTTTTGCCTTTTGAACAGCATTTGCTTCTTCGTGTTCTCTCATCTTTTCTTTGACATACATCTTACGAAGAGTTTTCTTATCTTTCTTAGATAAACCTTCGATATTATCTATATCTTTTAAAGATGTCATTTTATACTTATTATCATTCCATAATTTTTCTTTAGCTGACATATTGGCTTTATACTCAGCCTTTTCAGCAACTTGAGCATTTGATGAACCATAGTTACTAGCAAATACAGTGCTGTCAGTTTGTCCAGTAATAAGAGTTCTAAGTCCTTTAAATGGTGCAGCTATTATCTTTCCTAAGAAACCAAATATTCCACCAAATATTTTCTTAAAGAATCCTGCAACTGGGTCTATAACCTTTTCTTTCATCTTAGCAAAGAAAGGTTTTACAAAATCTGCTGTAAATGAACCTGTAAGTTTATCTCCAAGTCCAGTAAAGCTTCCAAGTATCTTAGTTGCTGTATTTGACATAAAGTCCTTTATTGGTTTAAATGTTGACTTAAGTGGTTCCCACACATCAAGCTTAAACCATCTTCCCATAGACTTAAATCCTTTTGAGAAGAAACCAGTAACCTTTTCTGTCATCCTTGTAAGTATACCTTTCTTACCAGATTCCTTATCTCCTATCATCCAAACTTTTAAGTTTGACAAGAATGAACCTTCTTCAGTTCCAAATAAGAATTTCTTAAATCCTTTCGATTCTCCAGCTATTGATATAGCAAGTCCTGCAAGAGCAGCATTAACTGGACCTATAAATCCTAATGGAGTTGCAAGAGAAAGTATTCCTGAAATACCAGCTATTCCTCCACCTACTACTAGAGTAGATTTTAAAATTCTTCCAGTCTTTTCACGAAGTTCTTTTGCCTTCTTATTATCTCCAAATAGCTTATCAAATATATTATTTTTATAAGCATATATTCCAGCACCAAGTGCAATAGCTCCTAGTGCTATGGGAGATGCAAGTCCTGTCATACCAATTAAAGGTCCAACCATTGATTTCTTTAAAGTCTTAAAGATACCAATACCCGCAACACCTATCATTGCGGCTTTCGATACATTCCAAATAGTTTCCTTATTCTTTTCGTAAAACTCTTTAGTTTTCTCTACACCTGAAGAAGTTGCATCCTTTATCATACCTTTAGCTTTGAGAGCGTAATCTTTTATGGTATTTTTAGCTTTATCGACCTTATCTCCTAAATCTGTCTCTGTACCGCCAGACTTTACATCATCTATAGTATCCTTAGCTTCTTGAATCTTCTCATCTATATCTATTCCACTTCTTTTCTTAAATACAGATTTGAGTTCTTCAACTTTTTTCTTAAATGCTGAAGATGACATAAGGATATCCTTTATCTTCTTCTTTCTATCTTCAGCCGATAATGTAGTATCAGCAAGATATTCCTTTATCTTTTCTTTATCTTTATCAGTAACGTCAAATCTATCAAGTTCGACATTTAGAAGCTCTTCTGTTAATTTACCTCCAGTAATCTCTTCTATCTTCTTTTGAAATCCTATTATACTTTGTAAAGCATACGGTGAAGTTTGCATAAAATCTTGATACCATTTTTTACTATCAAGATTTAGCTTTTTTACCATATCTGAATTGAAAATATCCTTAAGAAATGTATTTATCTGACCTTTAAATATTTTTAATCCTTTACTATTTTCCTCAGAAAATTCTCTAGTCATACGTACTTCTTCGTCAGACATCGTAGTACCAAAAATATTTCCAACAAGTCCATCCTTATTTTTAAGTATAGCTTGTTCACGTTCAGCTTGTAGTGGATGTTCATAGTTATAAACATTGCCCTTACCATCTCTACCACCATTCAGACCAAGTGCCGCTCCGCCATCTAATTTATTAGAACCGTTGAAAAGTGGCATATACCCTGTCATTCTTCCAGTTGTAGCAATATTTTCATTATATGTATTTCTACTATTTGTAAAATTCTTTGTAGATTTATTAAGCTCTTGGAATCTTCTTGCTGTATCTTCATCAGTTTCCATTCTTGCGAATATATCACGAAGTTTATAGAAATCAGATTCTGAAAGTTCTTTATCACCTAAGTTAAAATGAGACTTAGCGTCAGCATATGAGTGATTCTTTATAGATGCTAAATCATATCCACTTTTAGATAAATTAACCATTATAATTTTTGATAGTTGTTCTAAACGGTCTCTATCTAAATTCTTCTTATCTTTTTCATCCATCTTCTTTTCTATAAGTGATGTAAGTTTCTCTGTTTCATAATCAAGAGTAGGCAGATTATCTTTATACTCCCTACTAACCTCACTCATGGTTCTAAATACACCTTTATTATAATCATATACAGTTCTTTCTTTACCAGAAAGTAGAGATACCATAGATGATAAATAAGTAGGGATTACATTAACGATAGCTTCTCTTGTCGCTCCATCAAAGAATGCTCTTTCTGATGGTTTATACTTATCGGTCTTTACATTATCTATAGATTCAGGTTTAACCATAAGTGCAGAACCCATAGCTCTTAAAGTTGGACTAGACGATAACGACATTGTCATGAACTGTCTATTGACGAAATCTTGTGTTGAACTAAATGTTCTTTCAAGCTTTTTAGACATATCTCCTAATCCGAACTTTTTATTCAAGAATGGTTCTAATATAAAGTCATTTACAAGCTTAAATGGGTTCTTTCCATATGCCATAAGAAGCATTGGTAACATCGCTTTTGCTATAGAAAACATTCCTTGCGTTTTTTCCATATCGATAGCACGAACAGCTTCTCCACCTATAGACTTTATACTCTCAAGCATTTGTCCTTTTCTCATAGAGTTATACCATTCAGGGATACCTCTTTCAGTTTCATCTTCCTTTTTATTAATCTTAGGAAGCATGTAATCAGAAAACATTTCCTTCATCGCTTTATGTTCAGTAAGCATTTCAGTTTGAAGTGCAACCAGCTTTTGTTGTTGCACTAATTGCTCTTTAGCTGTCTCTGCTATACTTTTTAAATACCCTTTATGCTCTATAACCTCAGCCTTTAAATCAGAAGTTGCTGATACAATAGTTTGGTTTATAGAGTTAGCTGTTTTAAATAAACCTTCTACAGTTGCATTTATAACAGCATTAGAAGAAGCTTTTGATGCACCAGTCATAGACTTTGCTAGTTTTCCAACTACACCAAATGTAACAGCGTCTCCACTGTATGATTTCGCAGGCTCAGAACTAGCCTGTTGTGGGGTACCATCCCCACTATCATCATAGAAAAAATTATCTCCTGATGATGTATCAATATCGAAATCAAAGTCAAATGCCGAATCATCAATTCCTAACATCTCATCATCAGATTTATAGAACTTACCAGTTCTTAATCCTTCAAACGCATTCTTTGTTAAATCTGTAGCAAATCTAAAAAGAGCGGTTTGTTTTAATCTATTTTTAATTCCGTTAAAACCGGAAGACTTCCTACCATTAACGATTTCTTGATATCCATTTTTAACATCAGTTATCGTATTTTTCGTATTGCTAAAATTTGAAGATACTAAATCGTTACCGATATTTCTCATACTCATTTTGGCGTTATACATATAAGTAGACTCTTTTTTACCAGCCATTTATTATACCTCCTTTGCAGGTTAAAACTAAGAAAATGTTCGTAAACGGCAGTTATGGTGGGGATAAACCCCACCAATATATACTTATTCTTCTCCACCATTTGTACCTAAACTATCTATAAATGTAGCCTTATGTGCCTTCCATTTTTCTTCTATTGCTTCTAGTATATCAGTATGGTCGTATGCTGGGAATAACTCTTTAACAATTTCTCTTTTTATAAATAGCTTCTTTTCAGAAGGTATTTCAGATTCTTCACCATAATACATATTAATCATATTATTTACAGTTTCATTAAACTTTTGTGCATTATCATTACTGATATTAGAAGTTAAAAGCTTAGGTGCTGGGAATGTAATATCAACATAGATATCATCTTCTCCAGTTTCATATCTTGCTATCTTAGTTGCAAGTTCTGAAGCCATAGGTTGATAGTGAGCTTGTAAGTCAGTTATCATCTGAGTAAGTCTTCCATCTTGTGCTATAATAGATGTAGCATAATCATAGCTCTTTTCAGCTTGATTTAAAGAAGACAAAGGGAAACCTATAATATTTTCTATTATATCTTCAAGCTGTTTCATAAAGTCATCATTTGAAGTATCATACTTTTGTCCCTCTATTCTTTCAATAGAGAATAGCTCATTTCCACCTTTATCAACTGGTATTAAAAGTCTTCCAATAGTTGCCATAGACTGATGTACTCTTGTAAAGTCTGTAAGCTCAGATGGCAAAGGGAATAAATCTGTAAATATCTCCATTGCATCTTCTCTATCATTAAATAAGCTTTGAGCAAAAGTAGTTTTATATTTTATAGCAAGTTTATCCTTTTCGTAGAATAACTTTGTCATCATCTTATCTTGTTGCAAAAGTGTCCAGAATAGAATAGGTATTCTTGCATATAAAAGTTTAGATTTTCCTATACCATTATTTGACTCTTCATTTTGGAAAGGAACTAAATACTTTCTAGGTATAAATCTTACTCTGAATTGTGATTGATACATGTCATGCTCTTCAAGAACCTTTAATATACTTCCAAGTATTCTTCTATTCTCAGTTATGAAGTTTGTATCCATGTGAGATTTTAATATATTAGAAAGTCCTTCTATTATATCCTTTCTTACTAAAGGATTATCTCTATAATCAGCACTATCAGATATTTTAGATGAACCTATAACGTTATTTATATTATGAACTTGAGTTTTATTTAAAGCATAATCCATATATGTATCTATATGGTATACTCCTATAAGCTCTTTATTAACTATAACAGGGTGAGTTCTTTCATCATCAAGCTCTTGTATATAACAACCAGCCATATCTTTTATTCTTGCTTTTCTTTTAGATTTAGCACTTTTCTTAAGCTCAGATAAAGCTTTCTTAAACTCAGCGTTTGTAGCTTCATCTGCTTCTCCATAGAATGTAGCATTTCTTAAAGACTTTGCTTTTGTCTTATCAATTTGAGATGTAAAGAAAGACTCATAGTTATTTTTACCCATAAGTTTATTGTGCATGTGAGATAAGATATACTCTCTATGTCCTACAGAATATGGTGATTCTGAAAAGAATTGAGATGCCATCATTTCTATTCTCTTTTGTCTTTCATTTGTATTATATGGTCTTGCATAAGATTCAGCATATAGCTCATAAGTATTATTATATTTACCAAGTCCTAAAGCATCATCTACAGCATCATATACAACTGAAGACAGTTCATTTCTTTGTGCTATAGTTCCATGTGTAAAGCATTCTCTATACATACGAACAAATGAACCCGGTATTACAGTTTTACTAACCATACCATTTTCACATTCTCCATAAAATGTCACATCATACTTATCAAGATTAGTTTGAGCCGAAGCATATATATTTGGAGTTCTAGTACCATTTATATTATTCATCTTACCTTCTATAAGTTGCTTTGCTTCTTTATTAGTTTTCCCATCTATTCTATCAAGTAACTTATTTGCTACATCTTGTAAAGGCATAAGCTCTATATTTCTGTATCCTATTTCAAGAGAAGCAAGTATACAATCTTTTATGTGCTTATAAAGTCCTCTCTCTTCAAGTATAGCTTCGATATCAGCTTGAGTAAAAGCACTATCTGTCTTTAAATATATATCTTGTATTATCTTATCTTCTGAGTAGTTATCAGGAGACAATATAAACTTAGTCAGATTAAGAAATGTAGTATGTAGTTGAGGCATCTGAGTAAGCATATAGTTTGACTCACGGATAAGTCTAGTTCTCTCATTATAAGGCATAGAGTTTACATATCTTTCTCCAAGCTTCTCCATAGTCTCAACAAACTTAGTTTCTAAGTCTGTCTCTTTTCTACCACTTCTTATTTTAGCATCTATAATATTTCCATTTCCACTTGTATTTTGAATGGAGTTACCACCGAAGTTAAATCCGACGTCATCTGAACTATCCATCATTGTAGATAAATCAGGAGTGATACCATATACTTTATTCGTAAGCTTATTGCGAAGTTTAGCATATTGCTCATCATTTTCGTTTCTATTAAGCGGCATTATAATTCCTCCTTTTGTATTAATTTTTAACTAAAGGGGTGTTTGTGATACGGGCAACTGCCCGTATCTTAAACCTTGTCTTATTAAATTAATTAACTACGTATGCGTCACACTATATATCGGTTCTGCACCGTTCCTTTTTTCTACTATATATTATATAAGTAGAGAAGAATACAGAACAAACATTGTCCGCGTCGGATTAATTGTCATAAAATTTATATCCTAATTACATATAGGTTCTGTATTCTTCTTTTTTTTATCTTCTGTACTGTAATGTCTTTGATAATATTCTTATTTTAAATTCTCCAAACTTAGGCACTTTAATAGAATACTCAAATTCAAATAGATTATTATTGTATACTGATACATATACATCTTCATCAGTTAAGAATATATGAGTTCTTCCTGTAACATCTATAAACCTATCAGCAACTTCTATAGTCTCAATAGTGTAATTATTATTCTGAATACGATTTATAGTTTCTTTAGGCAGTTTCTCTTTTACATATATTCCAAGCTTTGGAAATCTATGAGGTTTTAAATAAGTTGACATATCAGAATAGTATTTACCGTCTACTTTAAATATATATCCATCTTCATCATCTTTTAAAGTGAATATATCCCCTAAAGATTTATATTTAAAATTACTATCAGGTATAAAGTCTATTTCATATAAAGAACCATTTATAAGCATATTAGACATATTATTTTTTATATGAAAATATCCTAAGGTAGATAGTATCCCAGCTTTAATATCAGATGCGTCTATCTTTACATTATCAAGCTTTGCAAGTATCTTTCTTACTATCTCAGCTTTCTTGTATCTATCATCATCAAGATGTAAAAGCTTTCCATCTTCATTCTTTTTAATCTTAGGAATATTAACTTCGATATTATAAAACTTAGAAGCTATTTCTTTTGCAGACGGAAGATTAAAGAAAGCTTCTCCTATTTCATCAAGCTCTTTAGATATAAGTGCTTGAGTACATCTTTCTACTTTATTTACATCTTTATCTACAGTTTCTATTCTACCATCTAAACTATCCTTAGACACATTTGTATGCTCTATTATCATAGGATACATAGATACAGCGTCAGCGTCCATCACATATCTTAAGAACTTATTATTTACTAAATCTTCTAAGAACGGTGTCATATTCTTTTTAAACTTATTCGGGTCTGAGCAAAGTCCACCAGCTATTTGTATTCTATTTGTAAGTACATCGTAAGTTGACTCTATTGCTTCATCCGCTTCACGAAGTCTCTCCATTATAGCTTCAGCTGATTCATTCTTTGTCATAATAAGCTTATTAACATCATTTGCCATAATATAACCCATTCTCTTACATAGATGATAGAATGTATTAGTAACTGATGTCATTGGAGAGAATACTCTTCCATATTCAGTTCTTACAATAAATCTTCTAGTAATAAGTGAGTTTACATCATCCGTCTTCATATCAAGAAAAGCCATATCAATAACGTCAATCATATTATACATAAGATAAGTTATGAAATCTAAATATGGTAATCTTCCAATGAAGTCTGTTATATGAGCATAAGATAATTTACCAAATCCAAGTTCAAATTTAGCAACAGCGTCTAAAGACTCTCTTTCAAGCTGGTCTTGAGGTCTAAGTCCAAAGTAAGTTATTTGCGAGCATATAATCTTTGTGTAAGAAGCTGTATCATAATTATGTCTTCTTTTAGCGGCTTTAGGGTCTTCATTGAAGTAATTGAAATAAAATGTATTTCCTACATCTTTATGACAGAATAACTTACTCTTATCTATTCCAAGTTCCTCTGCTCTATACTCAGTATGTCTTATATCGTATACAGCATTATATATTCCTAAAAACATCGGCTTGAAGTTATATATCATATCATACCAAGAAAACTCTATCATCTTCTTTTCTTCTTTAAACCAATGTATTACGACTTTCATTTCTTCTACAAGCTTTATAAACTTAGGAGCAAGTAACTGTCTTGCTTTCTCTCCCATTTGAGCGTCATTTATATGCTCTATAAGCTTTGCTTTAAAGTCACTTACAAACTTAGCTTCATCTTTTATTATAGTATCTTGTCCTTTAAAGTCATCTCTTATAATAGAGTATACAGAAGCTGTATTTGTATGAGCATCATAATACGTACTACAAATAATAGGTTGTAATCTTTCTTCATCTATATTTAATACATCAGTTTCTATATCGTAGTAACCTTTCTTGATATTCTTAATAGGTGGCAAGTCATTGTAATCTTTAACTCCATCTTTTTCTTCATATCCTAAACTGTCAAGATAACTCATAATAGTTAAGTCTTCTATAGGTAAGTCTGAACCTATACATCTTCTATCCAAAAAGATGTGGTCATACTTTATCTTTCTTTCTTTTAAAGCTCTTCTAAAACTATCTCCTTCTCCTAGTATCTTTGCAAGTTCAAATCCTCTCCATTTATATGAAACTCTATGCTCATCTAAGTCCTTTAAGTTCATAGTTTCTCTATAGTAATTAGGTACTTCTCCTTTTACAGTATATACAGATACTTTAGGTTTTTGTATCTTCTTTACATACTGCTCTCCAGTTTCTGTATTATACATAAGTAAATTATAAACATCATTTTCTTTATCGTAATATGAATTATAAAATAAATCTTTCATTCTAAATCACCTCTATATATCGGTTTCGTATCCTCGCAAAATAGTCAAAAACACGAAGATATTAGAAGTTATCAAAAAGGAGGTTTTATTTATGATACTTTTTCCTAGAAAAACTAGAGAAAATTCTGATACCTTTTCTACTTCATATTTCGGCGGTAAGGTTGTCTATGACGGTTCACAAAAGCAAATGTCTGAAATGGAAAAGAAGTATCAACCTTATATAGCTAAAATGAACTCCCTTATCAAAGAGATAGATACTGAAATAAAGAAATCTGAAAGAAGAACTAGAGAAATACTAGAAGCATTTCCTAAGAAAGTAGAAATAGAAACAGAATCTACAAAAAATAGAACTTCTCTTTACACAACTAAGATGAATGCTATTAAAATGATAATGGGTGCAATAAAAGATATTAAGGATACAGAACTTAAAGAGCAAAAGATGGTACATGAAATGACTGGTAAGGTTGTTGATGTAAAAGGTGGTAATACAATGATGAAAGCGTCTATTGCTGGACTTATAGATTCTCAAATGAATAGAGAACCAAAAGCACTTGCGGCTATTCCATCTTATGGTGGAACTATACTTAATGCTCCTACAAGTACGATACCTAGAGAAGCTGAACCTACTTACCCTGAAGTAGAAGAAAGAAATGAAAATGGAGAAGTTGAGTATTCAGGAGTTCCTGAAGCTAAAGCTGGATTTACTTCATTATTCGGTAAAGTAGAAAAACCCGATTCGTCTCAATTCTTACAAGGTAATTCTGAGATAAAGGATTATGACGCTATGGATAATAGATTTTCATACGCGGCTGCTCAAACTGGACTTAGAAATAAGTTTATAAATAATACTGAAGTTAAATGCCACTGGGACGATAATGAGAAGATAGGTTGGCTTAGAACTTATGACAAAGACACAGGTAAGATTGCTTCAGAAGAAGCTTTAATTCCACCATCTTATCATGGTGTACTTAGTGTAGTAAACTCAGGTGGTATGCAATATGCTTTATCAGAAACTGAAGAAACTTATGACTTAGTTCCTGATACAATAGCAAACATTCCTGAAGGTATTAAAGAAGACTTGCTAAATACATATAAAAGACAAGACTTAAAATAAAAAAAAGAGAGAAGAGAGATTCTGTATTTGTAATAGGAAATAAATATATTTCAACTATTAATTAAAGTGAGACTCTCACATGACTATTAATATTATACGTTAAATTATATTATAATCTCTCTTCTCACGATTATAATATATAATCAAAAATAAAGATAATTGATTGGGCTTTACGCCCAATCATATTTCTTGCATATCAAAACCAAATTTGTCATTCATAAGTCTTACTAAATAATTATATCTTTTAATATCCCACTCATTTTCAAAGCTACCATTTTCTTTTATAAATTCTTCTCTATAATCCAAAAGTCCGTGTATTATACCACTTAATACTATCATACCCTCTGTAAAAGGCATCTCGTCTATCTTCTCAGTTATAGCATTTGTGATACCTCCTATAAGGTCTACTATAACTTCATCGTGATATGTTATCTTATTTCCTAATGTGGGTTTATCTTTTAACTTCATATTATCACTCTCCTATAGAAAGGTTACAAAAAATAAGGGAGAACTAGCTCCCTATATTTCATCTATTTACGATAACTAATACAGCTACCATAAATGTCAAACCAACAGTGATAACTTGAAACTCACTGTTTGAAAATAGTTTTAGTAACTTCTTCACAACTACGCCTCCCTTATATGAATACTTTAAAAAATAAAGGTGAGGAATGAACCCCACCAATATTTTATTGCATTTTCAAAATTCTAATAATTTCGTAGATAAGTCTACCTACTGAAATTATACAGATACTTGACAATAAGAACATAAGGTTCCAATATAATACACGAACCTTGTTGAATTGTTTATTTCTTCTTTCTCTTGCTTTCTTACATTTTTGAGAATGAGCATATTCAGCTTTTGCTTTTACACCTCTCTCATTTAACTCTTTTTGGAATGGTACTTCCATTCCGTTTATTACTTCTGCTTCCATTTTGTTTTTCAATAACATACTAATCGACCTCCCAGTCTTTAAATTTTGACAGCGAACTCTCAAGCCTTCTTGAGTTTGTTCTTGTCTTCTATGTTTATTATATATAATTGAAAAATAAAATGAAGTTATTACAGTTTTTTCTCATAAGTAGTTCTATAAGACCTGTCACGCTTTACTTGTTTGTATCCTTTCTTTTGATATAAATGTGCAGCCTCTGTATTGAAATCAAATACATTTAAAGATACTATATCAGCACCATCTTTCTTAGCCATAGCTTCTACTACAGATAGCATTATACTTGCTATTCCTTTACCTCTTGATTTCTCATCAACCCATACAGCTGTAATATAAGCAGTTACAGGAGTTGCCATTCTATCTATTCTTATTTCTATCATTCCTACATCTTCTTTTAAGCTACCAAGTTTAGATGAAGCAATAACAGTTTTGGTTCTTCCAGACTTCATATCAGCTTGTATCTTACCCATAAGATTTCCTAATGGTTCTAATTTGAAATTCACATGTTCTTGATGATAGTCATATATAGCCTTATGGAATTTAAAGCAAGTATTTGTGTCAGGAAGTTCAGCGATTCTTACGGTTACCCTCTCATTTAAGTCAGTTTCAGCATATAGATTAATCATTTCATCCCCCTTGTATTTTGCATAAGATTATTCTTACTTCTACTCTCTTTCATAAGTTTACTTTCTTTCGGTTTGACATTCTGTCCTATAGGTTTAACATTCCTAATCAAATCATTTTTAAGTGTAGCTACCATATATTATCCTCCTTAGGTCAAAGTAAATAGCTGGGTTTCCCCAGCCATTATACTCATTATTATTCAATATTACTCCAGTAATCATCTTCTGCCTTGTTATCTGGAATGTATTCTTCATTCACTTCCACTTTCTTATTGGCATTTCCATTTGCAAACTTCTTAGCAAGTTTAGATTGGTGGAATGATTCTATAGTAGAAGTTCCAGCAAGGATTGCATTTATCTTATTAAGTATAGTTTCAGTTTCAGTTGTAGCTCCACTTCTAACCATATCTTCAATAGTACCATCACTTGCAAATGATTTCAATTTTATTGAATTTGAGAAAGGACAAACGAGCTTTGATTTTTGTATTATTTGCCCTTCCACTACATCATAAATTGAAAGTCCACAAATGTAGTTACCTTCAGTATCTTCAACACCGAATATTCCAAATGCACTTTCCTTTCCAGCTATTGCAAATTCAAATGGAGATTTTGTATTCATCTTTATTCTTGCTTGACGGAGCATTAAAGCTAAATCTTCAAAATCATTATTTGAAATAAAATGTGTCTTTTCAGCTTTCTTTTCAAAAGGTCCTTCTTCGGTTCTTCTATACATTGCAACTAAAAGTCCTCTTTCAAAAAGTTGCATTCCACATCTTTTGCAATTTGCTACTTCTTTTGCAAAATATACCACTGAGTGAAAATGAGTTGATACTAATTCTTCCGCGTTTTTTCTTTGTTGTTCCATATTACTTATCCTCCTTAAAATAATCTATGTCGGTGTTAATGACATTTAGATTTTATTTAAAACTATATTATACTCCCCTTCTTTATTATATTCAATATTTACTATCTCAGGTATGACAGCTGAGTCATTAGGGTCATAATCTGCATATAGATATTGATAGTCTTGGTTATAGCTATTAATAGATACGAATTCTATCTTAGTTACATCAGTTATATCATCTCTTACCTTTCTTATTAAATCAGATACGTGGAATGTCTCATCATTTAAGAAATCAATTTTAGCAAAGTAATCTCTTATATAATCCCTTACATAATCCAAATCATTAGTAGCATTATACTTAAGTCCTACTTTAAATACAAATGATACATTGACTTTATCAAGTCTTGCGTTCTCATTACCAATAGCGTGGTTTTTAGCTGAACCATAAGTATTTACGAACTTAAGAGTTGCTGTAAAGTTAGTTTGAGTTTGTAGCCATAATGTATTTATATAATCCATTTCAGCGTACACTTCATTAAATACTGAGTAACCATTATCTTCTACAAACTTATATCCAAATAACGGTATAGACATAAGCTTTATTGTATTTGTATCTATATCTTCTATTTGTATTCCAGATATATCTGTATATTCTTTTATTAAGTCTATATCATTAACTGAGAATACATTTACAAGTGCTTTACCAGATATATCAGGAACTCCATATCTATGAGCACTATTATCATTATTATTACCATCATCTTGTACAAGTATCTTTATAGCTTTAAACTTAATATCAGATTGAACATTTGCTTTTACCCCATTATTATATAAAGCTAAATCAAGTCTTCCATCTTTTATAAAGTAATCAGTTTCAAGCTCAGCTTCAAATCTATACATATCATTTCCTTCTTCATAAGATTTCATAACAGCTGGTACATAACCTATGTATGCTCCATCTTGAGATTGGAAAGCTACATTTACTTTTATTTGTCCATTATCAGTTATACCACCACTTGGATTTTGTGTATGAAATACAACTAAGTCTTTCTTATCTTCTGAAGCAAGATTTGTAAGTAAGTTAAAAGATAGCTTAATATTCTTATTAGGCTCACGATTAATATACAGTCTATTAACCATGAAGTTATATTTTACTTTATCATAGTTATATTCAAACTCACAAGGATTATCTCTTGCTATATACATCTCATAAGTTTCAACTACTCTTTTAATTCTATTTATTACATGTACAAGAGATAGCATATAATCAAACGAATCAGTTCCTGTAGCTGTCGCTCTTGGATATACAACACTATCTCCAAGTCCAGTTCTTAAGTGTGTAGTTTCAGGTATCTTATAATGCGTATCTTTCTTTATAAGTTCATTTAATTTAACTTGTACATTTAAAGTATTTGTGGGGATTAAATACTTTCTATCTTTACCAAAGTATAGTGGTGCAAATATTGAATACACTCTCATCTTCCAGTCATCTCTTGTTTTAATAACCTTATACGCTTTATTATTTCTTTGTGAGAAATGAAGTGATAAATCATAATCTGTAATTAAAGAGTTTCTTGTATGAAGTGAGTTTATTATCTTTCTTCTTAAAGTTTCTAAGTTATCTTCATTAGCTCCTTCTATAGTGTATTTCATTTCAGTAGTAGCTGTTATATAAAAAGGTAACTCTTCTCCAGTTGAATCTTCAAGCACTATCTTATCTCCAATGTATTCAAAGTTAGCTTTATCTCCCTTTGTAATATACATAGAAAGCTCTATTATACTATCTCTTACAGGAACAAAGTTTCCTCTATATCCTCTATTTGTAAGAGTTATTTTATTTTGGTTTAAATCATAGTATATTGTAGGCTTATCAGGAATTGACTTATCATAATACATTGACTTTTGTAATCTCTTTACAGTAGATGTATATTCATCTGCTCTATAGTATGGTGTAAAGTCAATTAACTGGTCTTCATATGTTATAGGATAAACGTCAGTTGATGAATCTACATATCTATAAGTCTCAAGCTTTCTTTGATATTGATATAAGTCAAGAGTTAAAACCATATTCTTATTTTGCTTAATAACTCTTATATTCGGATTCTTAATCGGAGATATAGGGTTATATAAGCTATCAACATCATATCTTGCAGTAATAGCCATACGACCATTAGGGTCATATATTTGAATTTGTATATCATAGTCAAGAGAATATACAAATTCATTTATCTTAACCTCAAGTGTATGAGGTATAGTATATCTGTATAAATTAGGATTTATCATTTCAGCATTTTTAAGTACATCTTCTATATACATAGTAAATGCAAATCTTCTCATAGAAGCTCTTGCCATTTGAAATGATACATCAGCAACTTTATTCCATTTGAATAAAGAGTCTTTGAACTGAGCTGTAACAGGGAACATCTCTCTTGACGACACATAAGAAGAATACGACACTATATCATATAATTCTCCAAGTCCCTGAGTTTGATAGTATGCAGTAGATAGAGCATTAACTCTATCAGGTGGCATACCAAGAGTATCTAAAACTACAGCCATAGATTTTAGAAATTCTTCTTTAGTTGAAATAAACTTCTTTTCTTCCATCTCTTCCTCCTGCTATTTATTTACCTATATATTTTCTTACTGCTGAATAAGCCGCTTTTGCAACACTAGCAATTCCACCGCCACCAGCAGTAGCTCCATTTCTGGCACCACCTGAATGTGAAGATGTTGCTGTAGTTCCACCAGATGATGTATAATAGTTAAGTCTGAATTTACCTGTATCATCATTTAATGTAACTGTAGCACCTGATGTCCAGTAGTATTCAAGCTTTCTATCAGCTATTGGTACATAGTCAGCCCAGAACTGTTTATTCGCTGTCTTTTGCATATCGTTAAATTCCATAAGAGCATAAGCGTCAAATGGTTTAAACATTGCTGAACTGAATGAAACTGATATTTCTCTTACTTCTCTATTAACTAGACCTTGGTTTGAAAATACAGAAAAAGGTATACTTGTAGGATAGTTACCAACAAGCTTTGCCCAGAATATAATATCGTGGTTATTTTCTTCAGTAACGAATACAAATATTGGAGCAGTGTAGCTCATTCTATTATACATAGAATCTTCATATTCTTGAGATAAAGTTCCTTCCTTTACCTTTTCCATATATGTAACCCAAACATTTACAAGCTTGAATGCTTCAGCATTTCTATCCATAGCAAAAGTTAAAGTTATAGGCACATTAACTAAAGACTCAGCAAATGATATTGGATACTCTTGTCTTATACCTCTTATATTTGCAGCAGATTCAGCTTTTGATAAAGTTGCATCTTGAAATGATATTCCCACTACTCTATTTTGAAGTGCTGTCATAAAAGGAGTAGCTCCCGGTATTCTACCATTAAGCTGAGTATATAAAGATGGGTCTTGATTTATAATCATTGCAAGGTCAGCATCTTTCTTACCTAAGTCTTCAGGAACTAAACCTGATTTAGTATCAAGTACACGACAAGTGGGTTTACCTATAAATATATGAGTTCTTGTATGAGCAAGAGTATTATCAATTAGAGTAACCCCGAATCTATTTACAAAGCTTCTTTCTAAGTGCATTCCTTCATTTATATTAGAAGTAAAACCATAAGTATTTTTAATATGCTCAGCTATATCCTTAAATGCTGCTGTAGAATATAAAGACATATCTCCGGGATTTGTATGCTCACTTCTGTCTCCTCTTTGTGGAATAGTCTTATAAGTATTAGAACCATACGGTCTATCTCCAGTAGAACGTCCGTTATTATAGCTATTACTTCCACCACTATATCTATGATTCCAAGCAGCTGCCGCAGGTCCATCTACTCCACCACCAGTTGAATTGGCACGATTTGCCCAACCCCCATGATTTGCAGCACTATTGATTCCACCGTATGCGTTATCCCAAGCACCTGCACTTCCACCAGTACCGCCTGTAAGTCCGGGTCTATCAACATAGTTATTTCCATCTATATAGAAATTAATCCAAGGGTTATTACGAAAAGAACCCTTAAGCGTACTTCCGAGTTTACCCGGAAGTCCACCGAATATAGATTTATATGAGTTTAATACTGGATTTCCAAACCAGCTATCTATCTTACCAAATAATCCTTTTCTAAGCTTTGCTTCTATCTTACCAAAAGTTGAATTGAATTTATTATTTATCTTCTCAGTTACTCTACTAACTGCATTATTGACGTAGTTGTCAACCATACCAGTTACATTATTAACTCCAGTTTTAATAGCGTTATCTATATTTTCAGATACAGTTCCTATAGCATTATTTACAAAGTCAGCTCCACTTGCATAAAGGTTATCTTTAACTCCTGATGCAACTTCAGACCAATCTGTATTTGTAATACCAGAATATACATTTGATATAGGATTTACTATGTTATTATTAACTGAATCCTGTATCCTATTATACGCATCGGTAGTAACATCGCTTAAACTACCCCCGGGTAATTTATTCTCGTCATCCATGTTAAAACCTCCTTTTTACATTATATTTTTTACTAAAGGGGTGTTTGGGACGGTTTTCGGAACGTAAAAAATAAAGGCTGGGAAACCCCCAGCCAATACTTTTATTTTGTAGGAAATACATATTCTTGTCTGTCTGCACCAATGTATTTGACGTGCTTATTTGCACAAAGTTTTAATATCTTTCCTAGCTCTACAATTCTATCCCAGAATTCTGTATTATCTGGATTTATTGTGATAGTGTCTATATAGATAATGTCAATAGCATTGTCATCTATGTATTTTGCAATGTTATATAACCCTTGCATTTCTTCTATCTTAGTAGTCACATTTGGTAGTAAACTCATAAGAGAATTGACTGCCACTTTGTTAGTATCTATACCAAATAGCTCTATTGCTTTATTTGTATTTAATACATTAAGATGATTTCCTAATTTATTATTAGCTGTAATGATAACTGCATTCTTTTTCTTTTCAGGAGCTTTAATTCCTGACCATCTTTCAGCTAACATCACATCATCCCAACCATCATCTCCTATATCTTTCATTACTTCCTTTTCATCTATAGGGATAACGTTTGCTAAGAACTTACCAAATTCTTTTGTATACAATAGTTTGCCGTGTATGTCTCTTTCACCACGTTTTACAAACTCTCTATACAATCTTGTAGCATCATCATTACAAAGAACTAAAGGTCTACTACTATGGTCATCCTTTAGAACTCCTTTTATGTATTTATATACTGGCATTCTCATATTACCACAATATTCTCCATCTACCACATCTGTGACGTGTATTATATTCGCAAGTATCATGCCTGCTCTAAATGTTCTTTTAGGGTTTACATCATCTGGAATGAATACGCCCTCTTTAGTTCTAACATTAGTAACTTCAGGTTTTTCTTCTTCTTTTGTTACTGGTGGAGTAAAGAACTTATCTTTCATAAATTTTCCACCTTCTTTTATCTCTTCTTTAGGTTTTGCCAAATTTTCTTTATCTACAGAATTGAATATTATATTTATTCTACGTGTAGCTTCATTAGAAGTCATTTCTTCATTATTTGCAAATAAAGTATTTGCACCTCTAAGCATAGCTAGTACATCATTATATTGCTCAGCTAACTCATCAGAAAAAGCTACTGGACATCTTTCTTTTAAATCTTGTAGTAAAGATATTATAATGCCCTTCGATTTTCCATTAAGAACATACATACTTCTTCTTGGACCATTAAAGACGTTAAAGCCACGTTTTTCTTTTGTGAAAGCCATAGCCTTTATAATACTTACTAAATCTTCTAGCACATCATATACTGTATCTGATTCGTGATGTACTACAGTTCCAAATATTCCAGCTTCAGTATTACGACGTATGTCTATAATATAACTTCCTTCAGGTTTCACATCTATTGGATTAAAATTAACTGCATCGTATAATCCAACCACTATAATCTTTTTCCACATAGGTACTTCATTTTCCACATTCACATTTCTAATTGACATTTTTATTCCTCCTAAAATTTTAATATTAATATAAAGTGGGTGGAATTTCACCACCCCAATTCTAACCTTAGATAAATTTCTTGATAGGGACGCAAGTGTAATTATCTCCATCAAAATCTATTAGAGATATAAATACTCCGGTAAAATCCTCATCATCGTATATACTTCTTACAAGCTGAGTTATAGCTGGAATTAACCATACTGTACCGATACCTTCTACATCAATGTATAATTCTATAAATGGACCGTATTCTGATAACTTTTCTTTAAGAACACTTTCAACATTTTCAACCCATTTTTCGACACTATCACTATCTGCTACATTTGTAAGTTCATCGTGTAAAGTTCTATTTACAACGAAGTCCCATTTTTCAGCATTCTCAAAAACTATTTCTTTTGAGTAATCATTTCTTCCTCCAATTAAATAAACTAATCCATCTTTCATAATTTTACCTCCATAAAATTTAATATATTGTACTACTTCGTTTATAATATATATGAAAAAATATTAATGGTGTAGGGACACCCCTACACCAATCATATTATCTGAAGTGCACGTTATATTCGTACTCTGCCTCTTTGTTTTGTTTTAAATACTCTTCTTCTATATTTAGTTGGTTAGCAACTAATAAGTTTCTGTGGTCTGTATAAGTAGAACCATTTAACTGTACATTTACTGTATTACCAATGAATAAGCAAATAGTAGAGAATTTTCTTCTTACATTTTCACCTATAGATTTATAATATTCAGCCATATCTTGAAGAGTTATATTAAACTCAGTTTGGATAACAGTTTCAACAGCTACTGAACCAGATAAAGAGTTTTCTGGTCTGTCTGTCAACTTTTGTTCTCCATCTACAGTTCTATTAACCCAATCTATCTTCTTTAATTTCTTTAGATAATATTTTACATCATTTCCTTCTACACTTCTTCCAGCATAGTTTTGATATAAAGTATTAGGGTCATCAGAAGCTTTCTTTACCATTCTCCAAGGTATTCTTGTAGCAGCAGTAAATCCCGGAGCATATCTATTAACAGCTTTAACAACAGCTCCATCTGCTCCACCATTACAAAGCATTACTCCACAATAGTTAAGTTCATTTTTAACTATAGAAGATGTAGGTGTAATAGTAGTTTTTAAATCTTCATCTAAAGTTAATACTTGTATTTTATTAGTTCTTTTACCAGTTAAGAATTCTGCAAGTAACTGAGTAACTCCAATAAGCATAGTGTTTTCTCCAGACTTAGTTCTTCTGAAAAGAGTTCTACCAGAGGGTAGAGTTACATTATCTTCTTTCTTTATAAGAACACCTCTTACTTCGTTTGAATGTTTAGGGTCATCTAAAGATGAAGAAAATGATAATATATCGTCTAATTTTCTCATTTATCTTCCTCCTATCTATTTAATATATCTACAATGTCTGTTTGTAAACGACCAGTTTCACGACATCTTATCGTATCATAAACCTTAATATCTGTATGAATATCAAGTTTAGTTTTGTTAGTAACAGTGTCCTTTACACCAAGATTTGAATATCTATCCCAGAAATACCATTTGTACTTATCATTTAAAATCTCTATTGGTTCTACATATTCATGCTCAAATTCTTTAAAAGTCTTTTGAAAAGCATAATCGTGAATTTCTATATCTCTATCTCTTTCGTGTACTTTATACAGTACATGCGGTACAGTTTCAAATACATCAATATAATCATTGTCATACTCTTTAAACCATCTTTGGAATCCATCATCGTATGTAATCTCATTCATATCAGGTCTTAGATACTCAACTGTGTTAGGAACTGTAATCCAAGGTGGATACATAACCTTACTTCTGTCTCTTACGCCTTTTCTGTGAATAAAATCAGTTACTTCAAGATACGAATGGAATCCTAACATCTTTACAGTTTGTGTAGCTTCTTCATAAGTAGTTGTAGTAACTCTATCCCAAAGCCATACATGATTCTTTATTAAGACTTCTGATAGTATTCTTTCATAATCATCAAATACATACGAAGTTTCAGATACTCTTAAATCGACTGTATAAGTTTTTAAGAAAGCTATCATCTTAAACATTGTCGTTTTAATAGTTTGAGCTTCATCTTCCTTTATCTTAGACAAGAATGATAAAAGATTATCTCTTGCTGCTGTATGAGAAGGATTACAGTAATTATATAAATCTTCTATTACTGATAGCAATTCCTCATTCATATCATCTTCTACATGTCCACCAACTTTCAGTGCTTGTAAGTGTGTATATAAAGGTGGATTAGATACAGCTAAGTAATCTGAATAACTATCATAATTTTTAATCTGTCCATAGTAATGATTAATAGCCATAGTACCTATCATGTGCTCGAGTTTCATAAGCTCTTTCATAATAGCGTAATCAAAGCTCTCTTCTCTTATCATTCTTCTTAAAACACCTAAAGCGTTTCTATTGTGCAGAAGTACATCTAAAAAATCTACAACTGACATAGATTCATTTACTGTCTTATAGTAAGACAGGTATTCCATATCTTTTGGAACTCTTGAATTAAATGCTTCAGCAACTTCTTCTGTTAATTTAAAGTGATTATCTATACCATAGATATAAACAAGTCCTTCAGGGTCTTTTATTATATCATCTTCATATCCATTCTTATTCATAATAAGTACCATAGAATACACAAATGCGTCCCATAGACTTGCTTGAAGATTTGCTTTAGTAAGAGTAAGCTTAAAGTCCCCTAATCTTTCTTTATTACTAAATAAGAATGATAAGAACTCAGATTGAGTAAAAGCATTTTCTGTAAGTGATACGACACTATCAACTCCAATATACTTTGTAGTAACGTATGAGAAGTTTTCTTTCATTACATATTCTTTTAATTTATCCCTCCCAAGTCCCCATCTTCTATCTCCAGATACAAACTCATCAAAAGGAATCTTAGCTTTAGTATCCCCTTCTCTTATATTATAGATAAACTTATGTAAATCTTTAGCTCCTATTGGTACTCTTACAAATGATAGCTTATAGTTTTCTTCTAAAGACTTAGTAGGGTCATAACCTTTTTCAAAGTCTACATATTCTTTATATAAGATATATTGGTATACATCTTTAATACCGAAAGCTTCAGCGATATTAAGTATTGATGATTTATCGCCCTTATATCTTAAAACTCTATTTATCTTCTCAGCAAATGCTATACGCACAGATTTAGGTAAATCTGCAACATACGGAATCGAAAATGTTCTATAAAGACTATCTAGTATCTCATCTGATGTAAAGTCGAACTCAAGTATATTCATAGGGTTTTCAGCAAGTATCATATACATTGTAGCACAGATAAGATAGGTTGCTGTAAGTGGTTCGTAGTAATCATAAGAGTCATGATAGTATTCGTTGTACTGAGTTTTCATATAAGCAATTCTCATATACTCATAAACTTCAGCAACTCTATATCCTACATTATACTTTGTAGTATCAATATATAAAAGTCCAAAAGCTTCTGTAGTTCTTGTCACATAAAAAGGTATTCTTCTTGTAATATAGTTAAGATACTCTTTATCAGGATTATCTTCTATAATCTTTTTTAGTATTCCTTTATTAGTCAAGATAGATATTTCTCCTTGGCTCATACGATGAACTGGTATATTGTCTCTTATACCATCTATGTGGTATCCAAGATATAGAAAGTCTTCTTCTTGATAAGGATATCCCATAAGAGTTAGCACATACTCATTCTCTTCGATATAGTGTGAAAGTACATACTTTCTTTTATTCTCCAAAAGTTTCTCGCACTGCTCTTCACTTAAATATAACTTTATATCTTTTGGGAATCTTTGCATTCTTATTATATTATCATGATTTAGATATCCTACATCATAGAACTCTTCTACTTCATAATCGTATTCATAAATACTATCAGTTTGATTTCTAGCATTTCTGTATATATTAAATCTGACACGAGATTCTTCAGTGTCATAGTATTCTAGTTCCTTTTGCTTTTTAATAACTGCTGTTTTAAGACAGTTTAGAATGTCTCTATTATCAGTTAAAAAGTCGTCAATTCTTAGCATTATAAACCTCCTTTGTTAGTTCTAAATCTCATAAAAGTGTTCGTTACAAACGAGTTTACGAACATTTTAATTAGTAAATTAAGAACAAATGGAGGTTTAACATAGATGGATTTAACTATAATATTTTTAATATGTATAATAAATATAGTAACATTTACAAGTGTAGGCTTTGTCCTATGGTTTATCTTTAAGTCAAGAGAGTTTGATTTTCGTGAAAGAATGGAACTTAAAAGGTTACATCTTGATAAGATGCGAACTCTAAGAGAGCTTGAGATTAAAGAAAAAGAGTTAGAAATAAGAAAAGAAGAACTTAATAAGAATATAGAACTTGAGAAAGAAAAGTTAAGAATGAGTACAAAGCTTAACTTCAATGGAGATGTAATAGAGACACTAGATAGTATGGTTGCAGCATATACTGAACCATTTATAAAACTTAAATATACTAATGCTGAAAAGCCACTGGAAGAAAATATATTCTCAGAAATAATAGTACCAAGATTTGGTACTCCACGTAGTAAAGATATGGAAGAGATTGTCAAGAAGATATTTGATGATATGCCACCTGATACAAGGGATATTATGAATATCTATATGACAAATGCTAACTTACAAGAGTTAGTAACAAGAATGGTTACTATTTACTATCAAAGAGTAATGTATCAAATGACTAAGGTAAAAGAAGAAAAGGCAATAGAAGATAATAGAGCTGCTACAAGAAAAAGAGACTGGTTATTCGTAAGAGGAAAGTTAAATACAAATTGTAAAAAGATTCCAAAAGAAGCTATGGACGTTTTAAAGCGTATACAACCTAGAAACTTTAAAGAAGTTATGGTAGCAATAGAATCAATGAAGAACTTAGATATGCAAAATAGAAATGACAGAGAAATATATGAAATGCGTGAGGAGCAAGGTTATACAGCACTACTAAATATCGACCCTAATGATTTATATGACCTTGCACATCTTGCTGAGAGCGAAGGTAAGGAGGTTACAGATTTATAATGAAACTGATTAAATTTGATGAGTTTGTGAGAAAGCTTAAAATACAAGAGGTTACTTCAACTAACCTTTTTATGGCAAATGGTTCTCCAGACCCTAATGGACTTGTATCACAAAGAATATTTGGAGTTTCAACTCTTGATAGACAAACACTATTTGGATACATAAGCTTAAATGGAAAGTTTATGCACCCAGTTATTTATAAAAGAATATTTAAAAGAAGCTTTAGAAAGATAGATGGAATAATAGCAGGTACTGATTATTATACTATTACAGATAAAGGAGAGTTAAAGCCTGACCCTACAGGATATACTGGACTTGAATGGCTTTATAAGAACTTTGAAAAGATTAAGTTTAATAATATAAACTCAGGTAACGAT